GGTACCTCGTTTGATAATTGGAAAGCCTTCAACACTTCCCTCGAGAAATTGGCGCGCGGAGCTTGTGATATACCTGAGAAAGATAAGGACAGAGCGGTAATGTGATACAAGCGGCCTCTTATAGAGGTCGCCAAAGAGCACGGAGTTCATAATGTCTTAACCCTGCACCAGGCAATCAATGGCGTGCATGGGAAGAAATTCCTGGACGCCCTCAAGTTCAACACCTCCACTGCCTTCCCACAGTATACCCTGAAATCCCACTACTTCACCCTAGACGAAAACGGACAGCGCGTACCCACCCCGGAACTTCTGGAGGAAATACAAGCCGTGCTGGCCCGTTACAAGAAGGGTCTCAAGTGCGGGTTCATGATGACGGCTATGTTGAAGGACGAACCGGTTGACCGAAATCGTTTCAAGGTTCGCGTTTTCTACGCGGGGCCTATGGTCCTCACTATCTTGGTGCGCATGTACTTCCTGCCTATCGTCAGATTTTTACAGACGCATACAGCCCAGAGTGAGATTGCTGTTGGCATTAACTGCATGAGCGAGGAGTGGCAACTACTTATGGACCACATGGAGAAATTTGTCACTGAAGATGATGAAGCCCTCGGTTACGACTTCAAAGGGTACGATCTAGCGCAGCCTAACAACGGGCTCCGCGCCGCGTACCAAATAATGATCGAGATTGCTCGCGCAGGAGGTTACTCCGAGGAGGACCTCGGTGTCATGGAAGTGATGGTTGAAGACCTAATCAACCCACTCATCGATTGGAATGGCACTTGTATCCAGACTCGGACCGTTGGCGTTTCTGGCCATCCGTTGACTGTCATCACCAATAGCATCCTAAATTGTCTGTTGGTGCGTTCGTATTTCTACAGTTTGAACCTTGGTAAGAATTTTACCGACTGTGTGGCGAACGGCACTTATGGTGACGATGGAAAACAGAGCGTGGAAACGTCCGTGAGGGCTCACTACAATTTCGTGGGGTTCAAAAATTACCTGAACAACATAGGTATGAACATCACCCATCCCTCGAAGACCAACACAGGGCGTTTTATCAATAGTGAGCTCGATTTCTTGAAAAGGAAAAGTGTGTTCCATCCCTTGCTTGGTTACAATGTAGGAGCGTTGGAGAAGACCAGTATCTTCAAAGGACTGTGCAATGTGAAACCCGGGCGAGGTGGG